TCTCACGCGGAACCTTTTGGACAGTTTGCGCGCGTTTTTCTTAATGATTTCTGACCTATGGCCGAACCGGTCCTAACGGCCCCGTGGAGTGACCGGCGTGGGCGGTGGAACCGGAAGGCGCCACGGCCCCACGATGGCCTGTCCAGCTCTCCAGCGGCCCCCCAGGACGCGATCGGGTTCATTAACGGCCTGACCCATACGAAGGGCAAGTTCGCCGGCCAGACGTTCAATTTGCGGCCCTGGCAGCGGCGCATCGTGAAGGAGCTGTTCAAGAAGCGGAAGGACGGCACCCGGCAGTACCGGACCTGCCTACTGATGCTGCCGCGCAAGAACGGGAAAACGGAGCTGGCGGCGGCGATTGCGCTGTATGGGTTGCTGGCCGACGGGGAGACGGGCGCCGAGGTGTATTCGGCGGCGGCCGACCGCGACCAGGCCGGGCTGGTGTTTGGGGTCGCGTCGCAGATGCTCCGGAACAATCCCAAACTCGAGAACGCCTGTTACATCGTCGACTCGCAGAAGCGGATCGAACACCGGTACAGCGGGAGCATCTACCGCGCCATTTCCGCAGAAGCCTATAGCAAACATGGATTTAACAGTTCTCTGGTGGTTTACGATGAGCTGCATGCCGCGAAGGACAGGCGCCTGTACGATGTGCTCTCGACGTCGATGGGCGGCCGGGAACAGCCGCTGTTCCTGGTGATTTCGACAGCCGGCTACGACCGGCATTCGATTTTGTGGGAGCTGTACGCGCACGCGAAGAAGGTGCAGGAGCATCCGGCGCTGGATCCGACGTTCCTGCCGATTCTGTATGAGGCGCCGCCGGACGCGGACTGGACGTCGCAGCGGGTCTGGCGGAAGGCCAACCCGGCGCTCGGGGATTTCCGCTCGCTCGAGGACATGCAGATCCTGGCGAAGCGGGCGCAGGAGATTCCGGCGCAGGAGAACACGTTCCGCCGGCTGTATCTGAACCAGTGGACGGAGCAGGCGTCGCGGTGGCTGTCGCTGACGGACTGGGATAGTTGCCAGGCGCCGATCGACCGGGCGGCGCTGCGCGGGCGGAAGTGTTACGTCGGGCTGGATTTGAGTTCGACGGTCGACTTGACGGCGATGGTCGCGGTGTTTCCGCGGCCGGACGGATTCGACGTGCGGGCCGCGTGTTTCGTGCCGAGTGAGCGGATTGCGGCGCGGAGTCGGCGGGACCGGGTGCCGTACGAGCAATGGGCGCAGAAGGGGAGTCTGACGGCGATTCCGGGGCCGGCCGTCGACTACGAAGTCGTCCGGCAGACGCTGCTGGAGTGGGTGGCGGAATTTGACGTGCAGTTAATCGCCTACGACCCATGGAACGCGACCGACCTCGTGAGCCGGCTCGAGAAGCAGGACAGCCTCAAGTGCGTGGCGATGCGGCAGACGTTTGCGGCCATGTCGGCGCCGACCAAGTCCCTCGAAAAAGCGGTCCTGGCGAAACAGCTGCGGCACGACGGCGACCCGGTGCTGCGCTGGTGCGTGTCGAATGTCGCCGTGGAAAGTGACGCCAGCGGGAACCTGAAGCCGTCGAAGGTGGCGTCGACGGAACGGATCGACGGCGTCGTCGCGCTGATCATGGCGGTGGACCTGATGGATCGGCACGCGCGCACGCCGGCGGCTCAGTATGCGATGACGGTCATCGGCTAGGAGGCTGCATGAAACGTCCAGGCCGGCCGCGCGTCGCGCCGAACGAGGAAACCGTTCAGACCTCCGTTCGCATGTCGGCCAAACAATTCGACGCCACCCAGCGGCAGGCCGCTGCCGACCGGCTGACGATGGCCGACTGGATTCGCCAGATCCTGGCCGCCGGTATTTCGCACACCAAAAATAGCAAGTAAGAAACTGGGGCATTAGCCTCCTGTTCCACATGGAACAGGCGTACGCGCTGCTCGACGTCAAGGCTGTTGATCCGGCGCGTCGCGTGTTCTCGGGCATTGCCTCGACGCCGGAGCTGGATCGCTCGGGCGACATGGTCGATCCGGCCGGCGTCACGTTCCGGAATCCACTACCGCTGCTGCTCCATCACGACACGAAATCACCAGTCGGGACCGTCATCCTCACCGCGACGCCGCAGGGAATTCTGTTCGAGGCGACGCTGCCGATCGTCGATGAGCCGGGCCGCTTTAAGGATCGCGTCGACGAGGCCTGGCATTCCATCAAGGCCGGCGTCATTACGGGCGTCTCGATCGGGCACCGCATCCTGAAAGACGGCGTCGAGCACCTCAAATCCGGCGCCCGGAAAATCACCAAAAGCGAAATCTGCGAGTTGTCGCTGGTCACGATTCCGGCCAATGCGAACGCCTCGATTCGTCTCGTGAAATCACTTGCGGCGCCGCGGCGCCCGGAGAACGCAGCTATGACGATTGCCGATCAAATCATCACCGGCGAAACCCGGCGCACCGCCAACCTCGCGCGCATGACCGCGCTCCTCGAGAGCGCCGACGCGCTCACCGCCGACCAGACGAAAGAGTACGACACCATGCAGGCTGAAAACGCCGACCTAGACGCGCGGATCCCCCGCCTGCAGGCGCTCGAGAAAGCCCAGGCCAGCGCCGCCACGCCGGTGCCGGTCCGGGCGATGGCCACCCCCCCGACCCCGACGACGCGCCGGATCCAGGTGACATCGAATCTGCCGCCCGGGACCGGGTTCGTCCGCTACTGCAAGGCGATGCTGGCGGCGCGGGGCAATCGCATGGAGGCGATCGAAATCGCCAAAGAGTTTATCGATACGCCCGAAGTGGAACTGGCGCTCCGCACTGCGGTGAATCCGGCGACGACAAGCTACACGCCGTGGGCCGGCGCGCTCGTGCCGGGCTTGCAGTATTTCGGGAGCGAGTTTATCGACCTGCTGCGCCCGTCGACGCTCCTCGGCCGCATTCCCGGCCTGCAGCCGGTCCCGTTCAATGTGAAAGTGCCGCGGCAGACCGCGGACGGCACGGTCGCCTGGGTCTCGGAGGGCGCCCCGAAACCCGTCTCTGCGCTGGCCTTCGACACCGTGTCGCTCGGGGAATACAAGATGGCGCAGATCCTCGTGTTCACGCAGGAACTCGCGCGCAACTCGTCGCCGCGCGCGGAAGAGACGTTCCGCCGGGCGATGATCGCGAGCATGCAGAAGTTCATGGACGCGCAGTTCATCGATCCGGCGGTCGCGCAGGTGGCCGGCAAAAATCCCGCGTCGATCACGAACGGCGTCACCGGCATTGCGGCCACGGCCAATCCGCTGGTCGACATCGCGGCGCTGCTGAATTCGTTCATCACCGCGGGCATTCCGATCAACGGCGTCGTCCTGCTGATGAGCGAGTCGAACGCGTTCATCCTCAGCAATCGCCGCTCAGCGATGGGGACGCCCGATTTCCCGTCCGTGTCGGTGACCGGCGGATCGGTCGCCGGCGTGCCGGTGATCACGTCGTCGCTCTGTGGCACGAACATCATCGCGGTCGTGCCGCAATACATCCTGTACGCGGACGATGGCGGCGTCCGGATCGACGTGTCGCAGGAAGCGTCCGTCCAGATGGTCGACAACCCGGCGGCGCCGGACGCGACGACCGTGTATCGCTCATTCTGGCAGGACAACCTGATCGGCCTGCGCGCGGAACGGTTTGTCGCCTGGATCAAGGCGCACGCGAACGCCGTCAACATGATCACCGGCTCGGCCTACGTGCCGAACCTCGCCGCCGCGGACGCGCCGGGCGGCCTGGGGACGGCGCGCAAGAGCTAACCCGTGGGCCTGCTGGCGAGCATCCGGGCGCAGCTGCGGACCGTCTGGCCCGCCGCCGCGTCCCCGGCCACGGGCGCCGGCGGCTGGTGGCCGGTCACGGTCCGCGAGCCGTATACCGGCGCCTGGCAGCAGAACGTCGAGATCCGCGCGGACACGGCCTTGAGCAATCCGGTCGTGTTCCGCTGCGTCTCGCTGATCGCAACCGACGTGGCCAAACTCCGGCTGCGGCTGGTCGCGATCGACGACGACGGCATCTGGACGGAAACGACGTCCCCCGCGTTTTCGCCCGTGCTGCGCGTGCCGAATCGCACCCAGACGATCCAGTTGTTCCTCGAGCGCTGGATGTTGAGCAAACTGCTCTGGGGCAATACGTATGTGCTCAAGGACCGCGACGCGCGCGGCGTCGTCACGGCGCTGTACGTGCTCGACCCGGCCAAGGTGACGGTCCTGGTCGCGCCGGACAGCAGCATTTACTACCAGCTCAAGATCGATGAACTCGCGGGTGTGCCGCAGGAAGAACTCGCGGTGCCGGCGCGCGAGATCATTCACGATCGCTGGAACTGCGTGTTCCATCCGCTCGTGGGCCTGTCGCCGCTGTATGGCTGCGGGTCGGCGGCGCAACAGGGGCAGCAGATCGAATCGGCGTCGACCGCGTTCTTTTCGAGCGGTGGCCGGCCGTCCGGCATGCTGGCGCCGCCGGCCGGCGTCTCCGCGATTGATTCGGAGACCGTCAAACGACTCAGCGAAGCGTGGCACGCGCTCGGGCCGGGCCGCACGGCCATTCTGAGCGACCACTTGCAGTACACCGAAGTCGGATCGTCGGCGGTCGATGCCCAACTCATCGAACAGTACGGGATGACGGTCAAGGTCATCGCCGGCTGTTTCGGCGTGCCGATTTCGATGGTCGATAGCAGCCAACAGCCGCCGTACGCGAACTCCGAAGCGTCGGCGCTCCAGTACCACTCGCAATGTCTCCAGACGCATCTGCTCGGGATTGAGACGGCGCTCGACGCCGGGCTCGAGCTGCCGGCGCCGTACGGGACCGAGTTTGACCTGGACGATCTCCTGTGGATGGATACGGCCACGCGCACCAAGGCCGCGCACGATGCGATCAGTGCGGGCGCGATGACGCCGAATGAAGCGCGGTTCAAATATTTCGGGCTGGGCCCGGTGGTCGGCGGCGACACGCCGTACCTGCAAGCCCAGTACTACAGCCTGGCGGCGCTGGCGAAGCGCGACACGGCACCGCCCGTCACAGCAGTCCCGGTCGCGACCCATCCTCCAGCGCCGCCGGAGGATCCGACCGAAGAAACCGTGGCCGCCGCAGTGGGCGACCTGGCGACGTCATGACGCTGACCTATTCGCGCGTCACGCCGGCCGAACCGCTCGTGACGCTCGCTGAAGCGAAGGTGCATCTCCGGATCGTCGACAGCGCGTCCGATGCCGACATCTCGCAGAAGCTGGCCGCGGCCGAGGAGCGCGTCTTTGCCACGCTCGGCGCCGCGGCCGATCCGGCGTGGGATGCGGCGACGGCGCCGAAGCTGGTGCGCCATGCGGTGCTGCTGCTGCTCGATGCGTTCATGGAGCGGCGCGGCGGTGACGAAGGCGGCGAGGATCTGCGGAAGGCGTTCGAGGTCGTCGACCGGCTGCTCGCGCTCTACCGCGACGTGAGCGTCGCATGAACACCGGCGCCCGGCGGCACCGCGTGACCCTGACGACCGGTGACGACGCCGTCCCCCTGTCGCCGCCGGACTGGTGGTGCGCGTACCTGAGCGAGACCGCCGGCATGGCGACCTTGATCGGGCCGTATCACGCCGGGATCTCGACGGCCACGCGCGTCCACTTCAAGGACCGGGTCTTTCACGTCGTGTCGCTCATCAATCGCGAGGAACGCGATCGGGAGCTGGTCGTGAACTGTTCCGAGGTGTTTGCCTGATGGCCAAACGACTCATGGTGCAGTGGACCGGCCTGGATACGTTCGAGGACGAGCTGCGCGTCTTGACCGCGGACCTGGTCGACGAGGCGAACGAGATCATGCTGGAGAGCTGCGAGGCGGCGAAGGCCGACATCGCGGCGGCCTATCCGGTCACGTCGCGCCTGCGGGCCGGGCTGGTGATCACGCCGGCGCGCGGCATGGTGCTCGCGGGCGCCACGCTCACACAAACCGCACCGCACGGCTGGATCTACGAACACGGCACGAAGGTCCGCGAGAACAAGTTCAACCAGAACCGCGGGGCGTCGGGGCCGCATCCGACCTTTGAACCGATCGCGCACGCCTACCGGCGGACCGCGATTTCCGCCGTGATGTTTCGGTTGTACGCGCACGGCGCCAGCGAAGTGACCGGCGACGTCGACGCCGCTTAAAGGAGAGCAGAGTTATGGCCATCAAAACGGGCCGGTATGGACAGGTGAAGTACTCGCCGGACGGCATCGCGGCGGCCGTGGAAATCATTTCCATCAACGCCTGGACGGCGTCCTTCAAAACCGAGTACGAAGACGTGTCGTGCTTCGGGGATGAGAACCGCGTCTATATCCCAGGTCTGCGCGATAGCAAGGGGTCGTTGGCGGGTTTCTGGAACAGCGCCGAATTGACGTTGTTCGAGGCGGCCGTCGCGACCGTGCCGGGGAAGCTCGAGCTCGTCCCGAACAGTTCGGAACCGACGTTCTTCTGGTCGGGGCTCGCGTACATGGACGCGGAAGTCGATTGCAGCCTGGCGGCGCCGAAGATTTCCGGCGAGTGGGTCGCGGCCGGGCCGTGGACCGGGCCGGACACCGTCGTGCTGCTCGCGAACCGCGACGGCGGGGAAGGGGCCGCCCGGCAGCAGGCGCGCGCCGCGAAGGAACGCGCCGCGCTCGACCGCACCGCGAAGGAGCGCCCGACGCAGCTGCCGGCGGCGTGAGATGCCGGGCCTGTTCCGCACCGTGACGCTGCGCGGCGAGGCCGCCGCGCGGCTGTCGTGGGGCTACCAGACCGCCGCCGTCCTGCGGCGCTGGGCGCTGACGAAGACGGACAAGGGCGAGTGGACCTTGACGGCCGGGATCGATCGCGCGGATCCCTTCCGGCTGCAGCAGACGCCCTTGCAGTTCACCGCGCCGCGGCCGGGCGGCTTCTTTTGTTTTCCCGTGCGCGCGGTCACCCTCGGCCGGGAGTCGCTGGTCGCGTCGCTCGGCCCCCCGGAGCACTGATGTCCCGATTCGTGACGCCGGCTGAAGTCCGCGTGCCGCTCAGCGACGGCGATTACCTGATCGTCAAGTCGCGGCTGAATGCCGGCGAGACGCTCGAGATGTACGCGCGGATGCGCGGCGCGGACGAACGGGTCGACCCGGTCAAGTTTGGCGTCGCGGTCGTCCAGGCGTATCTCCTCGACTGGTCGATCGCGGACGACGCCGGCCGCATCGTGTCGATTCGCGAGCAGCCGCCGGACGTCGTCGCCGCCGCGCTGCTGAATCTCGAGTATCCCGACTTTCAGGAAGTCCTCGCGGCGGTGCAGGCGCACGAACAGGCGATCGCCGCGGCACGACAGGAAAAAAAACAGCCTACTGGCGACGGGTTACCCGTACCCAGCTCGCGATTGCACGCCGTTGCCATTGGCGGTACGAATGGGTAGCGGCCTTGGATCCTGACGTGTACGAGCTGCTGATCGAACAACTGCAGGAAGAGGACGAGGCCGCCAGCTAATGGCGATCGACGCCAAATTCACCGCCGACTTTTCGCAGTTCGCGACGGCGAC